CCGTCAGCCACCGTCAGCCGTGGCGGATTACTGTCAGCATGAAATCGTGCAAGCGGTGTTTCATTGCGCGGCGTAGCTACCCCGCAAGTCAACACTTTACGCACGGCCTGAAAAATACTTTGAAAAAATGCTTGCGCGCTTTCAAGTGCGGGCCTAGCTTGCATCCAACGCAAGGCACCACGCCGAGCGACAACAACCCGACAAACCCGACAAAATGAACGCATCACTTCCCTCTATGAGCCTCACAATGACACCCCGCGAACAGCGTGAGCATCTTTTCGCCATCCGCGAACAGGATGCGCCTTCACCCTACACGCTCGCACGCACTCCCGCTATGCCGTCCGATTCCATCATCATCGCCACTCTGATTGACGCCATGTCCCGCCGCAGCGAAAGCGGCGAACTCTACACCGCCCGCGAGGTGCTGTGCCATCTACGCGGTGCCGCTGACATGCACGACTCCGCGCTGTCCGCCAAGATTGGCGCATACCTCGACGAAAGCCGCGCGGCGCACGTTGCGCTGATTTGCAAATGACACGCGGAGGCAAACGTCCCGGCAGTGGCCGCAAGCGCAAGCCCGCGCCCGTGGCGCTGTGTATGCGCCTCTCGCCGGAATTGCACGCCGCTTGGCTCGCGCGCAAGGGCACGACTAGCGGGCCGAAACTTTTGAAACACCTACTCGAATTATGAGAGACTCACATGGCCGCTAAACGCAAACCCGATGCCGCGCCGGATGCCGTGCAGGAACTCGCCGCGCCTGCCGTGCTCAAGCGGCTGCAAATGTCCGCTGCCAAATTTGCCGCGCAGGAGGACGACGCGGAGGCTCGCCTTGACGCGCTTCGCTCGCTATCGCCAAACGCCGCCGAGACGCAGGAAAACAAAGGCGCGATTGCCCGCGCCGAGTGCGATCTGCTCAACGCGCGCGACAACTTCAACAAGACGGCCAAGGCGTTGCTGAATTACGACCGTGGCGTTGCAATCGAGCGCAAGGAGGGCGAGAAGGCCAGCATCGAAGAATGCCGGGAATGGATAAAGCACATTCTCGATTGCGTGCAAATCGCGCACCAAAAGTGCCGGATCACGATGGCGCAAGTGGCAGCAAAAGCAAACTCGCCGGAGGATTTTGTTGCTGCCACGGATGGCTCATTCAGTGCGGAGGTCAAGAACGCGATTAGCTCCGCGCTGGAGGACGGCGTGCTGCCGAAGTTTATTGGCGCATGAAAAGATATTGGAGCACGCAGCAGCCCCGCGAAATGACAGCGGACGAGGCCAAAGAGTGGCACGCGTTTGACGCGAAATTGACACCTCATGACATCATCGAAATGCAGACGATTGACCGTGACTGCAATGACTGCGCGCACTTTAAGCGTGGGGCGATTGTGGACGAAATCCCTGCTCTTTTTCCGAAAGGCGGCACGCTGCACCTTGGCGCGGGGAAATACTTCGATGGCCATTGTGCAAAGCTCGACAAGCCAACGCGAGCATTCCCGACTCAATACAGCGGACGGGAATGTTTTGAACATCGGCGCGCAAATTTAATCGCATGAGCACGCTACAATTCGCCGCAGAAAACATCGTTTTTGAGAAGTTGTCCCTCTACACCGGGCGCTTCAATATCGAGCACTACAAGCGCCTGCGCGCCCCGCTCGCGGCCAATGACGACATCCGCACAAAGCGGCTCGTCATGCTTGCGGCGGCGGGCTGCATGAAAACGGTGGCGCTGCAAATTTGCATCGCGCACCACATCGCGCGCGTAGGTGGCGACTGCAAATTCTTCGCGCAGAATGACGACAAGGGCGACACATGGAGCCAAGATCGCGGACAGCCTTTTATCCTCCCGATTCCAGAATGCAGACGGCTGCTCAAAATGAGCATCACGGAACGCGGGCGAGTGACAAAATCGAAGTGGTATTTTCGGAATTGCACGTTCCACATTTCCGGCCCGTCGAAAGCACAGAGGCAGACCGACCAGTTGCAAACCGTATGGATTGACGAGGCGCATTTGCCCGATTCATTCGAGGACGGCGCGCTGAAAGAAATCGAAGATCGAATTCAAAGCGCGGGCTGGCTTGGCAAGGCGGTCTATGGCACCACGGCACCGGATGACGGGCGCGAGATTGCGCAGTTTTTTCTCGCCGGGCCGCAGAATGAGTATCACTGGAAATGCCCCAAGTGCGCGAAGCTCATTTGGCCGTTGTGGAGGGAAGTGACGCCGACGCAAAAGCACGCGGTGGAGGTTTACGGGAAGGACGTTTTCCTTTGGGATGAGACACCGGACAAGAAGCCGATTGTCGAATCCATTCGCGCCCGATGCCCTCACTGCGACGCCATATTTCACGACACGACACAGGATCGGGAATCACTGTGCGGCGATGACTACGTGCCGATGAACCCGAACCCGCAGCCGGGGACTGACTCGTATCGATGGAATGTTTTCTCCGTTCCCGAACTGGAATGGAAATCCACGCTGCAAAAATACGTTGAGGCAATCGAATATGCCTTGCTCGGCAATTTGGACGTGATGGAGAATTTCGTGAAGAAGCAGATTTGCGGAATCTGGACGCCGACCATGCCATCGCTCGGCGACGCCAAGGGCAATCGTGACTACCGGCTCGGAGACGTGTGGCAGTCGGGGGGTGATACATTGCGTGTCTTATCCTGCGACCCGCAGGCAGGCAAGGCTGGCGAACCCGCGCACCGGCACGCGCTTGTGACGGAATGGGACAGGAAGGGCAACTCCCGGCGCGTGTGCTACCGGCGAATTGACACGGCGGCGCAGCTTCACGAAATGGCCGCTGAGTTTGGCGTGCAGGAAGGCAAGCCTGGCAAAAATTCGCACGTCATAATTGACAGCGGACACGAACCCCGCCGCACGTTTCGGGAGTGCGGGCAGTTCGGATGGTATGCGTTCAAGGGGAGCGACCTCCAGCAGTTCCACGCCGTCAAACAGGGCATCGGCGTGGACGCGATGAACGTCACTCATCCCATGCCATATTCGCAGCCGGAGCCGCAATCCGGCATCGTCGGCGAGGCACTGCCAAAAAGCGCACGCAAGGTCAAGGTTGGCCGTTTGCCGGAGGGCTGGGCATATTGCATTACGTCGCACAATCCAGAGCTTTATGGCTACCTCTACGCGCTTATCACGGGCGCATCGGGCCGCTATTTCGGCATTGCCAGCGATATGCCAGAGTGCTACGCGAAAAACATGCCGGGCTTCATGCCGCTAATCGAACCGGATAAAAAGACAGCGACGGTCAAGAAAATCGTGTGGAAGAAAATCCGCGAGGATCACTATTGGGATTTAGAGGTGATGGCACTCGTCATTGCGATTCGCAGCGGCTTCTTTCCTCTCGGCAAAGAATCCGAGATTGACACGCCGCCGCCGCCCGTGTAAATACACGGCAAACCATGCCATCTCCGCAACGCCTTTATCGCCATTATTCCACGCCGGATTTGGCGGCTGCGTTCGCGACGGCCAAGAAGGAACTGGAGGAGTGCTGGCAGTCTCTTGGCGGAGGCGCGAAGAGCGGCACGAAGGCCGTCACGGAGGCCAAGTTGAGGCTGCACGAAATCAACGCTGAAATGGATTTTCGGGCGGGCATTGTGACGACGAAAAAAGTGAACATGGATTTGACCGGATACAAATGAGCAAGCGCAACCGATACCAGAAACACACGGCAACACTTGAGCGGTCAAAGCGCAGCGGCCTCGCGCTCGCTTCGATGGCGAGCTACGACGGCGCGATGCCCGACAAGACACGGATGATGTCGAGTCGCATCGGCACGAACCCCAACTCGGCATACGCGCAGCAGCAGCGCGTGACGCTTATGTGGCAGGCCGAGGACCTAGTGAAGAACAGCGACTGGGTTTCCGTTTGCTATTCGCTGAAACAATACTGCCAGCCGATTGGCTACCTCGCGCAGACCGGCGATCCGGCGCTCGATAGCGAGGTGAACCAATACATGCGGGAAGTGATGAAACGCGGCGGCATTAACCAGTCCGCGCTTTCCGCTTTTTCGTGCGCCGCACACGTTGAAATGCCAGTGCGCGGTGATTCGATTCTGGAGCGGTATGACGACGAAACGCAGCTTCGTTTCATCGTTCGGTGCGCCGATCAAATTGGCGAGCTTTACCGCTTTGTGAATCCCGCCAGCTACGGTGCCGAGGCATTCGTGCAGCCGCCCGCGCCATCCGTGCGCTACATCGCCGGAATTTTCCTCGCGCCAAACGGGATGAATGAAGCGTTCAAAATTTACGAGCGCGGATACAATCAGACCTATCTCAACCCGCAAATCGTCCCGGCGTGCAACGTCATTTATTTCCAAGACAACCTATTCGACGGGCATCGCGGAGTGACCAAGTTTGCGCCTGCAATTCAGTCTATCCAGAAGCGGAATAAAATCTGGCAAAGCGGGATGGACAGCATGGCCATTCAGTCGAAAATTGCAGCCATCGCCAGCAACGCCAGCGGCTCGCCAGACCCGCTCGACTACGAGACGACCACGAACTCAGACGGCACCATCACCTACACGGAAAAGATGGCAGACGGCGCGGTGGTGAAATACCAGTTCAGCGACGGCGACTCGTATCAGTTCATGAAGTCGGAAGCTCCGGGGCCCGCGCTTTTGCAGGGGCTTGACTACTCCGACGAACGTACATGCCTTTCGCTCGGCTTCCCTAAGGCATTCCTGATTTCCGCACGCGACGGCGGCGGCGCTCCTACGCGATTCGACATGAGCCGCGCAGGGCGGGAAATCATGCGCCTTCGCAATGACGTGTATTTGCCGCGCTTGGAAAAGATGGCATACCTTTTCTTGATGGACGGCATCGCGCGCAAAAAGCTACCCGCTCGCGCTGGCGTGCTCAACGGGCACTGGCACTGGCCTTCGCTGCCCACGGCAGACGCATTCCGGGACGACAAAAGCGACGTGGAAGCGATGCGCGCGGGCCTCACGACGCGCACGGCAATCATCGCCAAGAATGGCGACGGCACGTTCGAGGACGTGCTTGCGCGCGGCACGCAGGAAGCCATTGCCATCGAAATGGCAACGCAGGACGCGAACCGGGAGCTTGTGCGGCGCGGATACAAGCCCACCGTGGCAGACCTGAACATCGCGCAGGACACGCCGAACCCCGCACAGCAACCGCAACCCGCGCCAGATGCGAACAAACCGCAAGGCCAGGCTCCTGCGAACGCTACGGCGGCACTGGCATTCGACGAATCGAAATGAAGCCTATCCCGCACACGCAGATTGCAAAGCTCCGCGCGTCGCGAGACGTGCGCGCAAAGGAGCTAGCCGGGGAGCTAGGCGTTCATCCAGTGCATCTATCCTACGTGGAAAACGGACGCAGGCAAAGCGCAAGCCTAGTGCAACGCGCGGTGGCATTTCTCTCGGCGATTCCCGCGAAAAGATAACGCGTTAAGCGTCGCCGCTTTACGTCATAGCATGGCCGCGCTAGACATGCGCCGTGCTCGCAACCTTTCAAGCAACTTTTCGTAAACCGGAAATCACGGCGGATGATCGCGCCGCTGGAATCATTCGCGGCGTGTATGTGATGGAGCTTGGAAAGCTCGCGCAGTTTTCCGCCCGCAGGGACGACGGCACGAAAACGCATAGGGCCGTAACGCTCGACGATGCCCACCTTGCCGCTTTGATGAACCACGCGGGCAATCGCAGCATCCCGGTTCACATGACGCATTCCCACACGTCCAAGGAACAGGACGGGCTTGTGACGAAGGCTGGCGCGCTGAAAGGATTTTACCGCGACGATTCCAAAAACCTCCGCGCTGATTTGCATCTTGCTCCCGGCGCAACTCGCGAGACGGCGCTTTGGCACGCGGAGAATGACCCTGAGAATTTCATGCTCTCGGCGGTTTATTCGTTTCTTCCTGATGACCCGCTTTGCATCCCGCAGGATTTTCAAGCCGCTGACCTTGTGGAAAAGGGCGCGGGTGTCACTGCACTTCTCGCAGCCGATTTAACTACCTCACCTATGGACGAAACCACCACACCTAATGTTGACGACCTGCTCTCTAAGTTGAGCACGGCTTGTCAGGCCGACCCGCACACGCTCGCCGCAGTAAAGGCGATGCTCAAATCCATCGAAAAGGCTGACAAGCCCGAAGATGAAACCGAAGTCACGGAAGTCGTGGAAACCCCGAACGATGACGCCGGAGCCGTCGCAGCTATGGCCGCGCTGGAAAAGAAGTTTGAGGCTCGCCTCACCGCGCAGCTTGCCGACTTCACGAAGGCGCAGGAGAAATCCAAAGCTGATTTGCTCATCGAAGCCAAGGCGCAAATCATCGCGGAACTCGGAAGCGTCAAGGTTCCCGCTGAAAAATCCAAGGCCGAAACCGCGCTTTTCGGTATGCAGAAAGTCAAAGCAGCAATCACCGCACAACTCGAAAAACAGAAAAACTAACCACCCACAAAAATGGCATATTCCTACCTCACCATGCTCGACCTCGCGAAGGTCAACGGCTCCGACCAGACCGTTGGACTTATCGAGGAAAACCTGAACGCCGCACCAGAAGCTGCAATCCTTCCCGCGCGTCAAGTTTCTGGCACTTCGTTCAAGTCGCTCGTCCGCACCGCTTATCCTTCTGGCGCTTTCCGCTCCGCGAACGAAGGCGTTGAGCCGGTTAAGAGCACCTACCTCAACCGGACGCATGAGACGTTCTACTACGACCTGCAACTCGAAATGGACGCTGCTATCGCCAGCGCCGACGAGAATGGCCCTGAGCACGCCCTCGCGATGGAAGCGGACGGCGCGGCGCGCGGCTACATGCTCGACATCGGGCCGCAAGTCTGGTATGGACGCGGCACGAACGGCGACGCCAAAGGCTTTCCCGGCGCGAAGGAAGTTGTTGATTCCGACCTTGTGCTCGACGCCACTGGCAACACGGCTGACACCGGAAGCTCCGTGTGGGCTATCTGCGCGATGCCTAAGTTTTTTGAGCTTATTTTCGGCAAGAACACCGTGCTCGAAGTCGGCGAATGGCGCAAGCAGACCATCACGCGCAGCTCCAAGGAACTGACCGCGTGGAAGAACAGCCTCGAAGGATGGGTGGGCGCGGCGTTCTATAGCAAATTCGCAGTCGGCCAGATTAAGAATCTGACCGCGCAGAGCGGAAAGACGCTCACCGACTCGCTGCTTTCGCAGCTCATCCAGAAGTTCCCGATTGGCGTGAAGCCGACGCACTTCTTCATGAATCGCCGCTCGCGCCAGCAGTTGCAGGCGTCGCGCACGGTTACTCTGTTCGGACAGGGCACGACCCGCCCGAATCAGGAGCTTCTCGCGCCGATTCCCGACAGCTATGACGGCATCCCGATTATCTGCACGGACTCCATCCTGAGCACCGAAGCAATCGCTTAACCTCAACCACTAACTAACACACCATCATGGCTAACGAATTCGGACGTAATATTCAAGACGCGGTTTTTACCACGTCTAAGGCGCTCCCCGCAGCATCGGCAACCAATGTCTCTGACTCCTTCGACCTCGGCAATGTCGGGTTCAAGCCGGAGGAACTGGAAGTCGAAATCAGTGTGCCAGCAATGGCGCTCCACGTCACCGCGAACAACACGACGATCACGCTCCACGACAGCGCGGACAATTCCAGCTTCGCTGAAGTTGTCCCGATGACGCAGGTGAAGGTTCTCGGCGTTGTCAGCACTGGCAGCGTCGCGGTTCTTTGCCGCTTCCGCCTGCCTCCCAACACCCGCCGATACATCGCGTTTTCCCAGACGTGCGGCGCTACGGACACGCTCACGGCAACGTCCATCACCTACACGCTCCGCTTCTAACCCACACACAATCCACCTAAGACGCCGCGCTGTTTCATTGCGGCGCGGCGTCTTTCCTTTTCCTACCTACTAAAATGGCCGCACTCTCACAAACTCCCGCTTCCGTTCTCCGCTCCGTCAACGGCGTCATTGGCACCGGCATCGCCGCTGCTGGCGTCACCATTGTTGCCGGTAACATGGTATCACTCGACTCGACTACCAACACCTACAAGCTCGCCGACGCGAATGTTTCCGCCGTCAAGGTGCCCGCTGGAATGGCACTCGGCGGAGCAGGGCCGGGGCAACCGTTCTTTTTCGTGAGCGGAGACAGCGCACTCACGCCGGGATGCACGATGACCGTCGCGGCTGTGATTTACCTTTCGCCCACGGCGGGGTCAATCACTGAGACTCCGGCAGACGTGGCAAGCGGTGAATGGCTTGTCCCGATTGGACAGGCGATCACGGCAACCACGATGCGCCTGAGCATCACCGGCGACGCAGTAGCGAAGCCCTAACGCATGAGTTGGGCCGCTTCAATGGCCGCGCTGAACACGGCGTTGCTGGCAATCTTCCCCGATTCCATCACGTTTAACGGCGCAACCATTGCGTGCATCGCTCCGCCGCTGGATTTATTCAAGACGATCAACCCGAACACTTACGACGCCAAGGTGACGTTCTCATTCCAGATACTCGAAAGCGACCGCGCGACGGCGGGCATCAAGCTCAGGGACACAATTGAATTTGCAACGCCCTACGCCTCCGCCTTTGGCGAGGGGCGGACGGCACTGGCATTCCAAGTGGCAAACTTCCAGCCCGACAAAGACGATTCAATCGTGCGGCTGATTTGCAACCTCAAACAATGAGAAACTCCGGCTTCAAAATGGACATGAGCGGGATTCGTCGCAAGCAAAAGGAGCTTGCGGCCATCCCCGCGCGCATCTTCAAGCCGGAAATCAGCAATTACTTCCTCCGTCCTTCGCTGAATAAAGCAAAAAGGGCGACACCGGTTCGAGACTTGGGGATTATAAGATACAACCAAATCGAAAAGCGACGCAGCCAATATGATCAATGGCTGGAAAATTGGGGAGCGGGTGATATTACTCGCCAGCAATGGCTAGCAGACCGCGCGCCCGCACGTTTCCTGTTTCAGCTTCAATGGGTTCAAGTCGGCTATTCGCTGGGCGTGAATGTCACCGCGTCGGCGGCAGTCCTCTCGGCAACCACGCGCAACCACAATGAGCCTGAGATTCCGCAAGGGCGCGGGCGATGGCACGGCGGGCAAACGAAGCTCACGGCTTCAATCTCAGTGCCGTTTCTTGACGCGCCAGAGCGCAAATACAAGCCCTTCACCGGGCAAGGCATCCTGACGCCTATCATGGCCGCGCAGTTCCCCGTTTTCAACCGTGCGTGCGAGCGCAAGATGAAGCGCGTCGTCGCCGCAATCGCGAGGAGCTAATCACATGGAACTTTCCGAAATCCTCCAGCTTGAAGAAAACGCAGAAGCCGTGCTCATCGGCGCGATGGAATCTGTTTGCCCGAATGTTTACGGCTCACGGCAGATTGACACGAACGAAAGTCCGCGCATTTCGTGCTCAGTAATGGTGGGCGCACAGTTTCAAGAACAGCGGCTCGCCATTGGAGTTGAGCCGTATTTCGTCCATTCCGCATACGAATGCCGGGCCGAGCTTGTCGTGACCACGAACAGGACGACCGAGGCGACCAGCGGCTCGCACAACACGCTAGTCGGCAAAGTCGCGCAACGCCTGAATGAGTTCTATCTGTTGCAATACCAGAACGAACAGCTTGCGGGCAACAGCGCGGCGCTTCCGTGCCTCGTCACACAAGTCAAACCGGCTGAAAGCGACAACTCAGAGCAGGACACGGAAAACCTCGACAACACGGCGCTCGCAATCACTTTTATTCTCGTCATAAATCCCGCAGCACTAACCACACTCAACTAACCCACCATTATGCCATCACCTAATCGCGTTCTTGTTCTCGCACCCGGCTCCGGCGTCGCGCCTGTTACCACCAGCGAAAGCGTTTCCTACAACGTCAACACCGAGGAAATCACTCCTGAGATTACGAGCGACCACAACAAAGACCAATACGGCAACCCGAATCAGGCGTTGCATCAAAAAGGTCTATACCAATACAAAGCCGAGTGGCAGCTTTCCAGCAGCAGCACGCTTCCGCCGACGTTCGGAGCGACCTTCACGCGCACCGTTGAAAACGAAGCGAGCGCCGTCACGTTTGTCGTGCTGAAAGCCATCGTCGCGAAAACCACGGAGACCAAAATCCGCACGGCGTCCATCGAAGCCGAGCAAGCCACTGGCGGCGCAGGCAACGTCTCGACCTCAAGCCTCTAATCATGTGTCGGACGCCACACTTGATGACCATGCGGACGCGCTAGACAGCGAGCGGAAAGACCGCGCCGTGGCGATGCTTGGGCTTCCTGAGCTAATCGCTGGCGTGCAAGTGGAGCCGCTGACACCGCGCCGGCTGGAATGGCTGCGCGCAATGGGCAACCCGTTTGTGTGCGGAGGGGATTGCCCGATTGCGGCCATTCCTGACTTCATTTGGTATGTGACCAAAGACTTCGCGTTTGGCGACGATGAGCGGCGCAAGGCGTTTCTAGCGGCCATCCTCGACCTCGACGTGGACGAAGCACGCGATGGAATTGACGAATACCTCGACCGCGCCTTTCTCGACGCGGGGCCGGGGCGTGAAGGCGTGTCATTCTACGGCAGCACGGCGGGCCTCTACTGTTCGCTGAATACCGCCTATCCCGGCGCAGGATGGCACCTAGAACGCGTTCTGGATACTCCGCTGCGCGTTCTCTACCAGTTGATCAAAGCCGCTGACGATTCGCGCGGATGCTCCATGCAAAATCGCCGCTCGTCGCCGCTCATTTCCAAATTCCTTTCCGAGATTGAGCACTTCGAGCTTTCCATCGTGAAAGACTTCGATGCCGAAATGGACGCATTTGTTGACGCGAAGTGCGCGGAAGGGTATAAGCTGTGCAGTGAACCGATTCAGAAAATCAACCTCGCGATTCCGGCAGCTTGCCAGCAAGACGCGCCGTGGATTGTGCCGATGCGAAAGGTGAGCTAACATGGCCAAGAACGATTTCACAGCGCAGGCGGGTATCAGTTTGGAGCAATGGAAGAAGGATATTGCCAACATGGATGCTTCCATGCTGAAAATGGAGGCTCGCAGTCAATCGCTGGAGAAGAACTTGGAAAAGGTTGGCAGTGCTCTAAAGCAAGGCGCGGCAGCGGCAGCATTGGTTACTCTGGGCAATGCTCTGGCAAACGGCGCGCAGGGCGCAACGGCTATGACAGCCGCAATGCAGAAGCTAGACACCACAGGCTACGGCGCGACTGCGGAATCAGCGGAAAAGTTTGGCAACAGCGCAACGCAGGGAATGCGCGAGGCACTTGGGGCAGTCGGCTCTATCATTTCCAAGGTGCCGGTTCTTGGGCAGGTTTGGGACTTGGCGACCGCGCACTGGACTAACACGGCAAATTTCGAGGTTGCAGTTCGTGATACTCAAAAGCTGATAAATATGAGCGCAACAGGAGTTGAAGGACTGAGCGCGAAATACATGCAGCTTACCGAAAGACGGAAAGCGGTGTATGATTCAAACGTTTTTGCAGTCAAGGGCGGTTCTGACCTAAAAGATCAAGAGCTTTGGAAGATTGACCAAGAGCGCGCCCGCGTTGCGTCTCAGATTTCCGCCGCCGTCAAAGATAACTTGATTGCGTCAAACTCTTTGCTTTCCGGGTCGGAAAAGGCGACAAAAATAAAGCAGGCGGAGTTGGCTACTGCAAAGGAAATCGCCGACCTCGAAAACGCCGGAAAAGACGCAGCCGGAAACACATCGAATGACATGGCGAACGCTATCGCCTTGCAAAAAAAGGGCGCGAGGCTAAAGCTGGAAGCGCAAAAGCAGGGCATTGAAGCCGAGGAAGAAATCGCGAAAATCGAAGATCAGAAAAACCGTGACTCGATAAAAAATAGGGCAGGAGGAAGCAAGGCGGACGAAGCCGAGATTGCCTATAAAGCAGCAATCAAAGAGCATGAAATCGCAAAGAAGCTCACGGTGGAAGCGGAACGCGCGGCGAAAACAAAAAAGCAAGCGGCGGCGGCAACGGCATTTGAGGCACGCGCTGAATTTGACATGGCTAACCTTGATCACGGGCTGGCGCGTGACACGGCAAAGCTAAGGCTTGACGGCGTAGAGGGGCAAGTTGAAGGCGCGATGCTTGCAGTTACCTCCGCAAAAGAGCAGGAAGTAATCGCGCAAACTCTCACTGCGGAAGCCGCGCGCGCGGCAAAGACAAAGCGGGAACTGGCGTATGCTGAACTATCGGTTCAGCAGCGCAACATGAGCCTTTCGCAGATTCAAACAACGCAATCGGAGGACGATGCGGATGCGCGCAAGGAGATTTACACTCTGGAATTAAACTCAGCTAAGAACGCGCAGAAAGCAGCAGAAGCAAAGCGCGACCTGTTCAAGGTTGGGTCTATCGCATTTCGACAGGCGCAGGTTGAAGTTGACCTTGCAAAGCGGCGCGAGGAAGTCGCGCTCTTTGCATTGGCGAACCAAAAGATGGAAATTGCCAACGCGATTAACCTGACGGAAGTGCAAATGAGCGGCACCGCGCGCGTGGCAGCTATTGAACAAAACCGCGTGCAGTTTGCAAATCAGATTGCCAAGGCGTTGCACGAAGGGCACGAGGCGCTTGCTAATCAGCTCGGAAAGCAGCAGGCGATTAACGACCTGCAAGTGGAAGCAAACGAGCTTTTGAAAACGCCCGCGCAGAAAGCGAAAGAGGCAAGGGAGCAGCGCAAGAACGAAGCCGCATTGCGCGTGGCAGCGGCACAGGACAAGGCGCGCGGTGCAGCGATGGCAGAAGAGGACAAGAAACTTGCCGATGATAACCGAATTGCAAGAGCGCACGGCATGGCGGAGAAAATGTTCAAGGGCGAGGATGCCGATGCTATAAACAAAGAGCGAGTCGCTAAAGGATTGCCGCCGCTGGAAACCATTAGCCGTGGTGGAACCAGAAGCGGCACAAGAGGCAGCGAAGCAACGCGCAAGGCTATCGCGGACGCGGCGGAGCGAAACGCTCCCAAGAACGTGGCCGCAGCTAAAAATGAGATCAATGAGTTCAAAGCTCAAACGCTAATCGTCACCCAAATCAAATCCAAATGAGCACTCCAAACAGAGTAATGGTGGGCACGCTCTCATCCGTCACCTTTGACGGTCCGGGCCGCTACGTGCGCCCGTTTCAAGACCGGGGCGACACGCAGAGCTTCGAGTGGCATATTGACTGCTACCAGCTAGCGGCGAATTTCACGCCGTTTCAAAACGCGCGCTTGTACTCGACCGGCTTCGTGTCGCCAGTTGAAAACATGCAGTATGTCACGACCCCGCTCGGCACGGCATACCTTGTGCATGAGGATCAACCGGAATACACCGCCTGCAAGGGCTGGCTCAAATTCAAGCGCGTGTATGCCAGCCTGCCAATCACTCGGCAGGAAGGGACTTCCGTTGTCCATTCGTTCCAGTTTTACAGCACGCAACCCGGCTATGACTGGACGGAGCCACCGCCCGCGCCGGAAGTGGCAGAATGGCCGCTAGTCTGCACAGGCTACTACCTCTACGAATACTTTCTGTCAGTGTGGCCGCAACCACTTCGCGCGCCTAAAATCACGTCCCTTTTCGGATTCCTGCTAATGACGAACATCCCGCCAAACACCGGCACGTTCGTTTCCAAAGATTCCGAAATCAGCATTTACAAGGGCAGCATCATCGAGCGCAAAACGCTCTACGTGAACACGCCGACGATTGCCGAGCTTTCCGCCTAATATGGAACCCGTCAAACTAGCCAATCCTGAGAACGCATTCGAGGGCGGAGTGCTCGACAAGAAATGGATGTTCAACGTGGTGGGGCATCTCAACCTTTGGCACGCTGGCGAAGTGAAGCTGCCATCGTCGGAGTGGGGCAGCGGCAAGATACTTGTGAGCAACACCGGATGGGTGGTTGACCTCACGCGGCTGAAAGTGCCCGCGTCGTCTCAGGTGCAATCGCAGCGCGAGTTTCAGATTGTCGCATTCGGCGCGAACACGGTGAAGATTTACAACGGCACGCTTTTCGGCGAATTGCCGGATGACTTCGCCGTGAACAACAGCCCGATGTTCACGCTAACAGTTGCCAATAACGACAAGATTTACGCGGCAATTACTTGGGATCGCCGCGTGAAGGCAAATGGCGACATTGTAAGCACAATCACAAGCCGCACCATCGAAGCGGATGCGACGGTGCCGACGAATAACCCGCTGACGGCAACGCGCTACTACGAGCTTGCCAGCATCACGCTCGGAGCCGGAAACATCCCCGTCGTCGCGCAGAGCCGATGGGGGCCGATTGACGACTTGCCCGGCACGGCATCGAATCCTTATCTCATGCCGCCGTCGCCGGGGACGCAAACCACCGCGCAAACAGACTATTGGAATTTAACTGAGACGGGAAAGGGCAAGGACACAGGAGCGGCAAATCTCGCGCCAACTTACGACTCAGTGACGTTGAACAAATCGGGCTTTGTTCGGTTCGTAAATGACGATGGGAACCTGAAGGCGTTTCTTCGTGCTGTGACGATCAATTCCCTCGGCGCAATAACAATCGCGCCCGCCGAGACTCTTGCGTTTGAGCATGTGCAGATTGACGTGCTTGTGGGTTTACGGCTTTATGGCGGGAAGTTGCAGGGACAATACAAGAAGGTATGGGTAATGGATGATGAAGCAAGCTCTCCCGAATGGGTGGACTTGATCACCACGACCGCCAGCGTGCCAGATACATGCCCCTAAGCAATGGCTGCGAAACTGCTAACAAACTGCGCGGCATCTACTCTGCTAACAAACTGCGCGACATCCACGCTGCTTGTGGATTGCGGGCAAACATGCACGTTCACAATCACCGCCACGCTGGATTGGACGGATGGAACCGACCTCGACTTGTATGGCCGCGAGGACGCGCTGAGTGCGGTATATTACGGCAACTTTTCTCAAGTCGGAGTCGGCGGCACACTTACGCTTAACGAAGACGCACACCCGGTTTGCGCCAGCAGCCCATATCCGCCAGAAATAATCACCGGCAATTATACATTCGACACTCCTACCGTCCGCCAGTTTCATTTTTGGTATAACCGTTACAGTACTTGCGGAACATACGCGGGCACTGAGACAACAGAGATTCGAGTGACAAATACTGGCGGATACTCCATCTGCGTCAACGGCGAAGATATTGCGCCCGGCGATGATTACGTGTCGTCCACAATTTACTATTTGAGCAGCAGCGGAGAACAAAACCTATACAGCGGCGGCACGCTCATTGAAATAACTTGCGCTTCATGCCCATGAGTTGCGGATGCTTAAAGAACGCGGTGACAGCGGCAGGGCGAGTTGCGGTTGCCGTGACGAAGGCGGTGATTGGCGTCATCGCGACAGGCAAGCTGATTGCTTCGCTGGATGTTCGCAAGGGGCGGATGGCAGCTTGCACAGAATGCCCGCACTTCCTTATGCCGGATGGCGTGCTAGGCGCGCGATGCGCCGTCTGCGGATGCTTTTTGCAAGCAAAGGCCGCGCTGATTACTGAGGACTGCCCTGAAGGAAAATGGCCCGAACGAAAACCAATTTGACAAACGCACCCGCAAACCCTAAAACACACCCGCAATGCTGACACTTCTCATCAACGAAACGAAGCCGCTCGCTGGCCTTTTTGCGAGCACAACGGGCGGCATCGGCAGCGTGCCGGACATTTCCGTTGCTGACGAGGGGCAGGCCGTGTCTGTGCAGACCTTCACGCGCACGGCGGGAGTGATCACCGATTCGTTTGTGGCGGGCGACGTGTTGCACATCGGCATCGGCGACGGCGTGAATGCGCCTGTGTGCTACATCGAGCTGTCCAGCGCATCGCCAGCTACGGGCACGATGGCGATTAACACCGTGGGCATGGTTGCGCTATTCGCGGCGACCTCGGCGAATCAGTTGACGCTAAACGTCGGCGTCGTCCGCACGCGAGGCGGAAACACCAACACGATTTTCTCCGCGCCGATTGTCATTCACCGCAGCGTGATTGACCCCGATACAGCGGTGCCAACGCCGTCCATCCTCGGAACTGGCGTCGCCGCCGCGCTGAAAGTCGCGATCAATACCGCGCTGGGATTCGTGCGGCTGGATGCCTCGGCACGGTATCCCGCGCTAGACGGTTCGCAGATTACTAATCTCGCTGGCGGTTCACTCACAGTCGGCACCACGGCCATCGCCAGCGGCACCAGCGGCCGCATCCTCTACGACAACGCGGGCGTGCTTGGGGAGCTACCAGTCGGCACCGGAGTCGCGACGGCACTGGCGGTCAACGTGGGCAGCGCAGGGGCGTTCCTGACATCGGCTGTAACCTCCATCACCGGCACAGCGAACGAAATCACAGTCACCGGCACGACGACGCCGACGCTCTCGCTGCCTACGGCGCTGACATTCACCGGCAAGACGGTGACGGGCGGGACGTTCGTGTTACCGCAAGTCGGATACCTCGCCGCCACATTCGATTATTTTGGCGAGTGGATGACGTTCATATCGTCCACTGATGCGGCTACGTGGAAACGCACTCACGCCACGCCAATCGTCACGACTGAGGGCACTATCCGCGATCCGGCGCTGCACTACGTTGCAGCCACGGGCACGTTTTATGTGGCCTATACGCGCAATGCTTTAACTGGCGGAAATAGTTGGGGGCTTGGCTCGTCAACAGACGGGAGGACATGGACATGGAGCACTATCAGCACTGGCTCGCTTGCAACTGGCACGCCAGCCCACGTTTGGATTGGCGATTGGTTCACTGATTCAGACGGAACCGACCACGTTTTGTTTGCCGCCAACACCACAGCGTCGCAGGCGGCTGGCGGGTTGTATCTTTACGAGACACATCCAACTACTCCCGGCGATTATTCCGCATGGAGCACGCCGGTTCAAATCACTGGCAGCGCGATCACTAACAACCTTGGCAACTCTCCGGCGGTTGTAAAGGTTGGCTCGACCTATCATCTTTTCTACGACCTGCCATCTGCGGGAGGCATCCGACACGTCACGTCAACCAGCCTCACTAGCGGCTTCAACACGGCAGGAACTTATCCATCCTTTCCGTCCACCACGGAAGGCCCGGCGATATTCACGCTCGCCAATGGAACATACAGACTCTATGCGGAGCAAAACTACCAGCAGTCCACTGCGGGACTGAAATACTCAGACTCAACAGACCTCGTTACGTGGGGATCAGTTCAAAGCGCGGTGACGCAAGGTTACATGGGGCACCCGCATGGGATTCAAGTCACGTCGCAGGAATTGCTCAACAAAGTTTCGATGCTTGAGCAGGGACAGAAAAACCCGGTTTGGTCTTCGCTTTACGATGGAAAAACAGCGGTTGCCATTGGCTACCCGGACATCAACACGGAATCCGCGTTCGGTCCTTACGGCGAAGGCCTCACTATTTTTGGCGGAGCCAGCGGCGGAAGTTACCTGTATGTCTCGACACGCAACCAAAACGGCGCGGCTATTTTCACCGACCCGAATGCAAGTTCACCCGCTGGCAATAACTTCTACATAGCGCGGCGCTCAGGGCTGAATTACATGAGGTTTGACGGCGGCACAAACAATGCGAGCTTTTATGGGACGGCGACGTTTCTTGGCAGCACCAGCGGCAGCGCAACAATTTCCGTGTCAGCCACGGGCGGGCTGCTCGCACTTCCATCGGGCACCACGGCGACGAACATGGCGCTGACAACGCCCAACCTCGGCACCCCGTCTGCAATCGTCCTCACGAACGCCAGCGGCACGGCGAGCATCAACATCAACGGCACCGTGGGCGCGACCACGCCAGCAGCAGGCAGCTTCACCACGCTGACGGCAAGCGCAACCACGTCCCTCCTCCTCGGCACCGCAGGCAGCGCCGTGGGCAACGTGGGCTTCCGCAACGCCACATCGGGCACCACGACGCTCCAGCCTGCGGCGGGCGCGCTCGGCACGGGCACGGTTACGCTCCCGCTGTCGGGCACGCTGGCGACGCTGCAGGGCAGCAACACCTACACCGGCACCACGAACACCTTCACGCTGCCCACGACCACCGGCACGACCACGGCCAGCGGCATCGCGGTTGCGGCGAACAGCCTCACGACCGGCACGGGCGCGGACTTTTCCAGCACCAGCGCCAGCACCACGGCGGGGCAAGTCGTGCGAATCGCAAAGACCGGCGCGGGCACGCTGAATCAGGCGCTCACGCTCACGGCGAGCGGAGGCACCGCCAATGTCGCGCTGAACGCAACAGCAGGGCATGTGCTGGTGCCGGACGGCTCATACGTCTATAACACGTCAGTATCGCCCTCAATTGGCCGTAGCGCGGTTGCGGCAAATTCGATAAACCAAGCAGGACTTATTCTTGAATCAAACTCAGTCACCTTGCTCACTAATTCCATTAGAGGGCTAGTTTTTAGCGGCTACGGCGCGTTTGGCAATACCCTGCTGATTACTCCGGTGGGTGGCCACACTACATTCTCCGGAACGTTGGTTGCAACAGCCGTTTTTCAAGCCGCAGAAAACAAAACATCAACCCCAAACACGGGCACATTCAAAGGCGGCGACGGGTCAGGGACAAACATCGCGGGCGGCATCCTGCACATCGTCGGCGGCGCTTCAACGGGCAGCGCGGCAGGAGGCTCGATCCTTATTCGCACGACGCCAGCAGGAGGCTCTGGTTCTTCCGCGAATGCCGCCGTGACCGCAATCACGATTGACTCGACGCAGGCGGTGACACTTGCCTCCACCCTCGCCGTGACCGGCGCGAGCACGCTTACAGGGCTTCTCACAGCTAACGGCGGCATCACGTTAGGCGATGCGCAGAACATCGCTTTCAACACGACGACCGGAACGAAGATAGGCGCGACGACTTCACAGAAACTCGGCTTTTGGAATGCGACGCCAATCGTTCAGCCGACAACGGCAGTTGCCAGCGCAACCGTTGCTCACACGGGCGGGGGGACAAATATCAAAACGGACGACACGTTTGACGGCTACACGCTTGCACAAGTCGTCAAAGCACTGCGGAACGCCGGACTCTTAGCCTAACCCACAACCCACAAACCCATGAAATCACTATTCGACATCCAAACCGAATCCGGCCAACTCTGGTTGGACATCTCCGCACAACTCGACGCACTCCGCAAGGAAGGCGCGGACGCCCTCGCAGCGGCGCAGGCCACATCGAAAGAAGCCGCTGACAAAGCAGCCGCCGACGCCGCGACCGCCAAGGCCGCAAGCGACGCAGCCCTCGCCACGGCCAACGCAGCGCGCGACAAGGCCGTTGCGGAACTCGCCGCGATGACCGCGCAAGACCAGAAGCACGCCGCCGAATTGCTCGCCGCGTTGGACTGGACGGCGATTGACGCGGAGTATGCCGACTTGCAAACCAAGCTCGCAGCGAACTCCGCGAAGTATGACGCCGCACGCGCGACGCTGGCGACGCTCGCCGCCGCCATCAACGCGCCGTTCGCCGCGCGCGAGGCCGCTGCCAAAGCCGCGCGGGTGAAGGAGCTTGAAGCGCAACTCGCCGCCGTGAAATGAAGCACGAAGTCCCAGATTGGCTTGCCGAAGCTCTCGCCCTCATCGGCGCGTTCATCCTATTCGTCACGCAGGCCAAACGCATCTGGGGCTGGCTACTCATCCTCGGCAAATGGTGGCAGCGCAGGGCCAATGCTATCTCCGACCTCGCGATTCACGTCGGCGAAGTCGCGCACTCGCTGCAAGAAATCGTGCGCGTGAACGAGGCGCGATTCAGTCACGTTGAGAACAAGGTGAAGGAACTGCACTGCCGAGCCATCGTGAACCACCAGCAAACGATGATGATGCTGGATGAGTCGCCCATTCCGCAGTGGCAATGCCGATTGCCGGAAGGCGCGTGCGAATGGGTGAACCCCGCCTGCGCGGAGCTTTTCCGCATGGAGTCTCACGACATGCTCGTCTGGGGCTGGCTATCCGCAATCCACGCGGACGACCTTGCGCGAACCCAGAACGACTTCCTCGAAACAATCCGCAACGGCAGGCCATACAAAGTGCGATACCGCGTCATGCAAGACGGCCAGCCTCTTACCGTTGAGGCTACCGGCAAGATAGTCAAAAACGATGACGGCACGCCGCTCGCGCTCATAGGCAAAGTAATCCCTGTCCCTGTCCATCTATGAACAAACGCAAACTCGACCTATTCGCCACCCTTACTGGCGTGCTCACCATCATCGCGGGCATGTCCTACGACAAGGACATCCTCCAACTCATCGCGCCGAAGTGGACGCCGTATGTGACATACGCCTCGGCAATCGCGACCGTGCTGCTGAAAATCCTCGCATACTACGCGCCGCCGACGCCATCGCCGACGCCTGACTCAACCCAACCCAACCCATGAAAAAGCAACTCATCATCCTCGCCCTCGCCGCCACGCTCATCCATGCCCTGACCGGATGCGCTGGCACCGACTGGCGCGCCGTGCGCCGTGACGCCGGGGCCATCCTCGGCAAAGTGGCAGTGGCACAACTCCGCACGCTCGTCGCTGGCAACCTCGGTAGCGACTACGGGCACGCCGCAGCGCAGGCCGCTTGGGGCGCGGTGGACGTGGCCGACATTGGCCAGCTTGTCCGCAGCGCAACGGGGCATCCCGCAGCCGCCAAGGCCGTCGAGAGCATCGCGGCGGAGGCTCTGGCGAATGGCAGCGTAAGCAAATCCACGGTGATCAACGCGGTGGCGACGGCACTTAGCGAGGCAGCGTTTGCCGGGGCCAAATGAGCTACGCCAACACCGGAAAATCGTGGAACCGCGCTGAGCTTTGCAAGTATCTCGCAGCCATCGCACGCCCGAAATGGGCCAAGGGCGTGACGTGTCACCACACCGCCACGCCGACTCTCGCCATGCGCCCGAGCGGATGGAGCAAGCAACTGATGAAAAACGTCGAGTATGGCTACACGCACGAACGCGGATGGGATCGCGGGCCGCACTTCTTCCCAGACGACTCGCGAGTCTGGGGACTCACGCCGCCCGATGAGCAAGGCATCCACGCGGCGGCCTTCAATCGCACCCACATCGGCATCGAGGTGCTTGGCGACTACGATGGACGTGACGACGCCAAGACGGGGCGCGGGCTGGCCTGCTGGCAGACCGCATTCTGGACGATTGCGGAGATCCTGCGATGGCTCGGCCTGCAACCCGACGCCAGCACGATCAACTTCCACCGCGACGATCCGAAAACAAACAAGTCGTGCCCCGGCAAAAGCATCACATCGGCATGGGTGCTCGCAGGCGTGCGCGCTGCGATGGACTCCACACCGCAGCCGACCGCACCGCCCGCACCGACCGCTGATGAGCGCGTGGCAATCTCCGCATGGCTGCGAGCGACCGGTAAATCACTCCGCATCATCCGCAACACAAGCGGGCAGGTGCTAGTCGGCGGCATGTGGATCGAGTCGGCACGCTACGACCGCACCACGGAGACGACAACCGCGCTGCGCTCAGAACTTGAAGCCGACCTCGGGAAATGAGCCTCGCAATCGGCATCGCCGCCGTGCTCATCCTCGCTGGCCTTGTCGTGATTTGCGCGCGGCGGTAATTGTTTTTGCCGCTAGGCTGCGAGTTCTAAGCGTTTTAGTCGCGCGGTAATTGAATATTCGCTAAACTCGCAGCGGACGATACACTGGCCAAGTTTATTGTCCGCGAAACCTTGCATCGGGACAGGCTTGAGCGGTCTGGGCAGCTAGTAGTGGATTTTTACAATCTTGAGTAGAGTTTTTGATTTTTTCCGCAGAGGCGCGCCGCTTAGTTTTCCAGAAAGTGACATCTGGATAAACCAAAACTTCCGCGCAGTCAGCTTAGTTCCGACTATGTTGCGCCAGTCGGATGGAAACGACGGCAGCTTCAAATACCCTACGATTCGCCGTTGGATGTAAAGGCTCGCATGTTGGATTTTCATCGCTTGCTCTAAGCTGAGCGTGCCCACACTTTTTCGCAGTGCGTCAATCTGTTTTCGATTCACAGAGCGAGCCGCAAACTGATCGTGATTTTGGCTGATAAGTTTGAACGATTTTGCCATTTCAATCAGTTTGTGACACGGAGGGCAAAGCGCCAAAACATCAGATTCACGCTCTCGATAAAGGCGGTAGTAGTTGCAATGGTGGACATGCAAAGATGGGCGCTCCTTGCATTTCTGGCATCGCGGGAACTTCGCGACGATTTTGGATCTGAAATCAGTCCAATGTTCGCATCGCAGATATTCATTTCTGTATTCATGGCGACCTAGATGAATTTGCATTTTATCAAAGTGCCCCGCCTGTGTTCAGCCCGGCTCGAAAGAGCGCGGCACAAGCGGGGCAAGGAAATGTTTTGAAGCTGGCTGAAATCAGCTACCGGCAGGAATTGCCGATGGCGCATCTTCCGCGCAGCGCGGGCACTTGGCAAGCGAAATTATTCCGGCGCGTGGCCTGCCATGCGCCGCTCCTGCGGCGACACAGGACGCACAGCGCGCGAGCAGGAGCGGCACTTCTTCGCCCGCTTGTCCGGCACGCCAGTCGCGCCGTGGGCTGCGTATCCGCAGGGCGTGATGAGCATCGGGCCGCTCGTGCCAGTCACGACGTGCGCGCGTTCGGAAGCTCGGAATCGCAGCCAATGCTGGAATGGAGGGCGGGCCAGTTTGGTGATTGTGTCGCTCATGTGGTGATTTCGATTATCGTGTGCTCCGCTTCGTCTTTTTCCGCCTTGCGCTGGCAGACTTCAATTTTCGTTTGGTCAGGCGAGTCTGCATGTATGAGGCCAGCGTATCGGCAGCAATCGACGTGATACTTTTCTGCGAGATTGTCCTCGTCGATGAGTCGCCGCCGCACGCTCGTAACGCGGACAAGAACGCGCTCTGGATTTCCTTTTTCAGCTTCGCTCTTTGCCAGTGGCCCATTCCTAAGATTGCGTTCCAGCTTGGCAGCTTCCCCGGCACGGTCAGTTTGATTGTCATAAGAGCTTGGAGCCGCTGGCGGGGCGCTGGCGTGCGAAGGCGGGCACTTCGGGCACGTCCTGCCAATGTAGTGCTCTCCGCAGCGATGGCACAGGCGGGCGTTAGCGGGCAGGGCGGTCACTTCGCGAGGAATGCTTTGGCGCTCTCCGCACTCGCAGGCACAGCCTTGTCGACGATGTCCGCAATCACGGCGCGGGCCTGGGCAAGCTCGCGCTCCAATGCGCGGACTTGAGCAAGGCTTTCCGTGATGCACTGCACAGCTATCTCACCGAAGTTGTCCTCGGACAGCGTAGCCGCGAGCGGTGCCAGCTTCGCGCGCAGTGCGTCGGTGCGTGGCGTGCGTGTCTCCGCGAGCGCGTTTGCGCGGCGCTTTGCTGCGACGGCGTTTAGCTTTTCGGTGGTGGTGTCCATAAATTACTTCGCGCCGCCTTTCGTTTTCGGTGCTGATTTCCGCAGGTGAAATTCGCACCTGCCGGGCGCGCTCCAGCCAAGCGCAGCCGTTAGCGCGACGGCGGCATGTTTTCGACTCATGTCAGTTTTCACGACGACGGTGAAGCGGTGCCCTTTTGTCATAGAGTCTTGACAAATACACCGCGCCGCAATTAAAGTCAAAACAAATGAACTGGAAAAAATACATCACCGACCCTTCGACGAACCGCCCCAAGCGCGGCGCAATCAGCCGCATCGCCGCACTGCTCGGCACGCACTACGGCTGCGTGCGCCGGATGTTTGACGGCGTATGGACGCCCACGGAGCAGGAGGCGGAATCACTGCGCGCAATCGTGGAATCGCGGACGAATCTCGCGCCGAAAAAGCGCAGCGACGCGGGGAAAAAGCGCGGGCAATACCGGAAAAGAGCGGTGGCGAAATCCGGCGTAGCTGCCCCGCAACTCAAGGGTTTACGAAGTGCTAAAAAGACTGCACTAAAATAATTGAAAATAATTCTTGCGCGATTCGGCGACGTGCGCTTAAGTGGTTTCAAGCAAGGCAACCAGCCGAGCGAAACCAAACCAAATCATCCGACAAAATGAACTACAAAATCTGCAACAGCATCACCGGCGAAACTCTTATCAAGTCCATCGAGCTTCCGGAAACGAATGTAGAAAACCTCAGCAGCGACAGCGCGGAGGGCCACTTCCGCGCTGGCTCGCTCGACGAGCTTGTGGCCGCTGGGATTGATGCCAATCAATCTGTGTTTGCCCTCGCCGCCTAACCACTCACCTTGTCGGGTGCGCTCGCCTCGGAAACGGGGCGGGCGATACCCGGCGAGACACCTGCCATGTCCTACACACCCTCACCCTGCAACTGCGCGGAATGTCGCGCCAACCGCCGCCGCAATGCGCGGCTGACTATGCGCCTCGCGCCGCTGCTCGTCGCAACTGCCGCCGTTGTCGGCTGGTTCATCCTTCGCTGCAAATGAGCAACCCCATTCGCATCTCATCCCGCGCGATACAGTGCCGCGCAGACGCCGAGGGCGCGACGGAATACGCCATCCGCTACGGCGGGCGCGATTTCCTCGTGACCGCGCACAGTCGGCTGGAGGCTGACATTGCGGTGGAGTATTACCGGCCTGAGACAGCCGACGAATCACAACCAGACCTACTGAAATAACATGCCAACATCACCTACCATCGCCGCTCTCGCAGCAGCCCTTGTCAAAGCGCAGTCCGCAATGGGCGGCGCAAAGAAAGACAGCACGAACCCACACTTCCGCACGGCCTACGCAGACCTTGCTTCCATCTGGGACGCAGCCCGCGCGCCGCTTGCGAACGCTGGCCTGTCCATCGTCCAGCTTGTCAGCAGCGACCCTACGCACGCAATCGTGGAAACCATTCTCGCTCACTCATCCGGCGAATGGGTGTCCTCTACGCTCGCCGTGCCGCTCACCAAGGCAGACGCGCAGGGGCTAGGCTCCGCAATCACCTACGGACGCCGCTACGCGCTCGCCGCGATTGTGGGCGTGTGTCCCGCCGATGACGACGGCGAGGCCGCTGTTGCCCGTCCTACGCAGCGCACGCAGCCTGCCACGCGCGCACAAGAACCGGACGATGTGCCGATGAAGCACTCCGGGGATAAATTCCGCAAACCAACAACACAAACCGCAGAAATCGACGACCTATGAACTACGACAACACCAACAGAATCAGCATCTGGAAAAACACCAAGAAGGAAACCGAAAAACACCCCGACTACACCGGCACTGTGAACATCGGCGGAGTGGACTACTTCGTGGACTTGTGGAAAAAGTCTCAGGACGCTCCCGAAAAAGCCCCGGTGCTGTCGGGCAAAGTGAAGCGCAAGGACAAGCAGCCCGCGCAGGCCAGCCGCGAGGAAGACATCTAACCGCACACCGCATCCCCGTCGCGTCTCGGCACAGGGCCGGGGCGCGACGGACGCGGACGACACCATGACTGAACCTAGCACAGAACAAATCAACCCGCGCGACACCGTGCGCCCCGAGCCTGTCCCCACAGGTGGGGAGCAGGAGCCGGAATCACCATTTGCAGGCGCGTCGCAGGTGCCGCCGTGGGAACTCTAGCCATGCCAGACTTTCACAACAGTATCAGCGACCGTGACGAGCGCGTGACAGCCTCGCAGCAGCTTTTCGCAGACCTAGACGCACGCGAGGCGACGCGCGGCGAGGTGACGTTTGACGAACTCGACCGACGCTACGCAGACCCGATTTCGCGCGAAGAGGCCGTGGCATTGCGCCCGTTTTTTGAGGCATTCTGCGAGAACCGCGTCGTGTGGGCATACGAGCTAAAGGAACGCCACGGCAAACCGATGCACACGTGGACGCCTATTACCGAATGGGACGGGCACTTCCGCCCTGAGTGCCTCTCGCTGACATACCGCACGGACAACCCTTTCGCTACTGAGTAGCCAACAACTTTCCCGTGCCATGCACGCGATTCGATGAAATCACTGGTAATCATGGAGATTAAACCGATGACGGAGAATCGCGCGGGCTGCACTTACGCAAGCCGGGGAAAACACTTTTACACTAATACCATGAACACACCACAAATCACACTTACAGACTGTCTCGCCGAAGCGAACAACGCGCTGAACTACTGGTATCCGCTGCCGGTGCGCGATAGCAAGTTAGACGAGGAGCTTGGCAGCTATCGCCCCTACGGTGCCAGCCGAGAAGAATGCGATGCGCGACACGTCCGGCTTTTCCAGTTTCGCGACCGGCTGCAAAAGCAACTCAGGGCAGCCGGTAAAGACGCCGCATTCGACCTCGCGACGGCAATAGCCGAGCTTCGCGCCGCCGAAGCCGAGCGGGACAAGCTCAAGCTCACGGAGTCGTTCGCCGTTGCTGGCTGGAACAAGGCCGTAGCCGAGCGGGACACAGCGAGGCAAAGCCTGCGCGCAGCCGAGCAGGACTGCGACGATATGCAGAGCATCAACAGCGACCTGCGCACCGTCAATGCGCGCCTAGTCGCAGACCTCGCCGCTGCGATGGAGCGGCTGAACCATGCCGAGAGCATCCTGATGCAATGAGCACGGATTTGTTCGCACCAGCAACTGGTTCTCTTCCGACCGTTGAAATTACCCCACGCGCCGGATCGGGAGTCCTTGGGGTGGGCGGAGTTTCTGTGCTCATCGGCGATAGCCGCAAACTTCTTTCCACGCTGCCAACGGAGAGCGTGAACTGCTGCGTCACGTCGCCGCCGTATTGGGGACTGCGCGACTACGGGCACGCCGACCAAATCGGGCAGGAGGCGACGCCGGACGAGTTTGCGCAAACGATGGTCGAAGTATTCCGGGAGGTTCGGCGAGTGCTGAAACCCGATGGAACGCTGTGGTTGAATCTCGGTGACAGCTACTACAACTACCGAACCGGATACAATGGTTCCCTGAATGCTCAATCGTTCCACGATGGGGCGCGAGGAAAGCCAACGAACGGATGCGCCCGCAGGGCTACCAAGCAGGAAAATCTAAAGGAAAAGGACTTGGCTGGAATCCCCTGGACTGTGGCCTTGGCACTTCGGGCGGATGGATGGTATCTGCGATCCGACATAATTTGGAGCAAGCCCAACCCGACGCCGGAGAGCGTAATCGACCGAGTGACCAAGGCGCACGAATACGTCTTTATGCTGTCGAAGTCGCAAAACTACCACTTCGATGTTGAAGCGATAAAGCAGAACGGTTCGCGTCGCCGGTCGGTTTGGGAGGTTCCTGTGCAGCCTTTCGAGGACGCCCACTTTGCGACGTTCCCGCCTGAACTGATTCGACCCTGCATCTTGGCTGGATGCCCAAGCGGCGGCGTGGTGCTCGATCCTTTTGGCGGCAGCGGCACAACCGGAATGGTGGCGTTGGAACTCGGCAGACAAGCAATCCTCATCGAACTGAACCCTGACTATGCAAAACTCATTGACCAACGAACACACACGACGCGCGGCTTCGGCTTCTGAAGTGGGCGGCGGGGGTGCGGAGCTAGTGGCGAAAGACTCGTGCGATAGTCCGAAGTCCCCGAACGAGAGCATCATCATGCAATGAGCACGGCCCTCGCTACGTTTAAGCGCACGCACGGCATCGCCACGCATCGCAACCGCATCCCGTGGCCAGCCGATGAACCAAAACGCAAAACAAAACCATGACACTCCAACCCTGCCCGCACTGTGGCAAAACCGAGACCGACAAGGACGAATTAACCGAGGAAGCCGCCGTCATTGCGGCGCGGTGGAGTGCGGGAAAAGCCTGCGTCGCGCAATGCAACTACTGCGGACTGAGCGGCCCGATAGAGGACACCGTGCCGCTGGCAATCGCGGCGTGGAATAGCCTGCCGAGGAAAGCCGCCACCGTTGACGACATCATCGCAGACCTCGAATCGCGCGGCCTAGGCTGGAGCCTCGACAATACCGGGCGGCTTATCGAGGCCCGCGTGTGGGACTGGCCTCACGTCATTGGCCGCTACCGACCGCACACGACGGAGCCGCTGGCAAAGATGCTCGCCGCTGCCTGCTTTGACGTGGACTGGACGAAATACCCGGTTCACTTCGCGACCGCCGAGCAACGCATCCGCCGCGAATTGGAGGCTGGCACGTTCAACTTCGCCGCGCAACCCGCCAGCGTATCACAGCAACCGCTGCTATGACCCGGAAACGAAACGCCCCTTTTCGCTCGCGCATAAGAGACGCGCGCGGAAATGAACCGGAAATGACCACGCGCGAGATTGCGCTTGCAATGGGCGCGGGGATGCTGTAGATAGAAGGTGCCGAAAGGCCGGTCCTGAGAAAACCGTAAGCGCAAATGAACATAACCCGAAAAACCAAGCGCCCTCTATTGTGGGGCGGAGTGCAAAAACCAGTTTCGGCTGGCCGCGCAAATTCTCCGCTCCGTCCCACAGTAGGGGGCGCATTTTTTGTAATATGAAAAGCCGATTCACTGGAAAAGAACCGTGGCTGAAAATCCCGGTTGAGAAGCTGACATGGGAGGACTTGCCGAAGGACGAAGCCGGAAAGAGCGCCGCCATCTGCGTGCTTGTGCTGCGCTCGATGCCCTACGCCGAATACCTGCAAACGGAGCATTGGAGCGAAGTGAGGCTTGCGGCCATCCGGCGCTACCTCAACCAGTGCTTGTGCGGAAAGGACGCCAAGGATGCCCACCACGTCAACTACGACCGCAAGGGCTTTGAACGCCCCGAGGACGTGGTTGCGCTGTGCCGGGAGTGTCACGCGCGCTGGCATGATACGTGGACGTTGCAGGCCAAGGCCGGATTGGAGGCGGCATGAGAATCCGCACATTGAAGCCGGAATTTTGGGCGCACGAAACGCTGTCTCGACTGCCACATTTTACGCGATTGATGGCAATCGGATTGCTGAATCTTGCGGACGACGAGGGGTATTTCTACGCCAACCCGATCCTAATTCGCGCCGCGCTTTTTCCATTCGTGGACGACTCGGGGACGATTCGGGGAGCGGTCGGGGAGCTGTCCGGTATAGGGTATATCAGGATCGGAATTGACCAAGAAGGGAGGGAAGTTGGGCATGTGGTGAATTTCTCGAAACATCAAAAGGGAGACAAGTTTAAGACTAGCAAACTCAAGGAGTTAGCTACGTTCCCCGACTCATCCCCGACCGTTCCCCTGCCTATCCCCGACTCATCCCCGCTGGAACAGGGAACAGGGAACAGGGAACAGGGAACAGGGAAAGCCTCGAAACCGAGGCCGTCAGCAAGTGATTCGGAATGGATGGAACAGCTTCAAACGGCAGAGGCGTATCGGCATCTGGACGTGAAGCGAGAACTGTCAAAAGCGGAAGTGTGGTGCAAAACAAATTCACGGCAATGCACTCGCCGCTTTTTCACGAACTGGCTCAACCGGGCATCTTCGGACACGCGGACGATTTCAACCGCATCCGCCCCGGCACGCCAAATGACGGCAGACGACCACGCCGAACAGGAGCGGCGCAAGGCAGCGTGCGACAAAGCCGCACGGGAACAGGCCGAGGAATTGCACCGGATGCTGGAGGAAGCAAACCGCCCGCCATGCGCGCCGGGTGAACTGGAGGAAATCTTCGAGGCATGAAAGCGAAAATCTCAGCGGCGGAAGTCTCAACCCGGCTTGCAGGCAACATGCTTGGCCTCGTCACCTACCTTTTGCCGGGTGGACGGCAGCAAGGCGCAGCGTGGCACGTCGGCGGCGTGAATGGCGAAAGCGGCAAAAGCCTTTCTGTGCATCTGTCCGGCACCTACGCCGGGAACTGGTGCGACTGGAACGGGCAAGAACAGAAAGGCGACGCGCTCGACCTTTGGTGCGCGGTCAAGGGCGTCTCGCTCCCGCAAGCCATCACCGAGGCAAAGGGCTGGCTCGGCATCGTGGAAGAAGCGCCGGCCAAGTCTTACACCCGCCCGCAGGACGACAAGCCCGCAATCAGCGCGGACGGAAGGGCGATGCACTGGATGGTGGACGAGCGGAAGCTCCTGCCGGAAATCGTGAATCGCTACCGCGTGCAAGGCGACGCTGAAAGGCGAGCCATCGTGTTTCCGTCCTACTCGCCAAGCGGCGTGTTGCTCAATCGCTCCTATCGGGCACTCGCGCTGGATGACAAGGGCCGCAAGAAGGTGTGGCAGGACAAGGACGCAGCGCCCTCGCTTTGGGGCTGGCAGTCACTCACGCCGGAGAATTACAAGGCCCGCGAAATCTTGATCTGCGAAGGCCAGATTGACGCGATGACGTGGGCGCAATGGGGAATCCCCGCACTCAGTATCCCGAACGGAAGCGGGCAAACGTGGATCGACTTTGAATGGGACAACTTGGAACCGTTCAAAACGATCTATCTGAGCTTCGACAACGACGGAAAGACCGAGGCCGCACTTGCAACGGCTATCTCTCGGCTCGGAAAGCATCGCGTGCGCGTGGTGAAATTCCCACACAAGGACGCAAACGACGCGCTGAAACAGCACGTCACGGCATACGACGCGCGGCGCTGGCTTGAATCGTCCGAATACCCGACCGTCGCGCACCTGTTCGACGCAGGGCATTTCGGAGAAGCGTGCGCGCGGGAGTTCTTTCGCACGGAGGAAATGCTCGGGCACACGATCCCGCAGACCGTGCATCATCGGGACTGCGCGTTATCGTTCCACTTTCGCCCCGGCGAGCTTACCGTTTGGACTGGCACAAGCGGACACGGCAAAAGCAGCGTGGTGAACTACGCGATGATTCACCTTGCGATGCAGACGAAAAGGCCGTCGCTAATCATTAGCTTGGAAATGACGCCCGCGAAAGTGCTCCGCAGGATTATCATCGCCATCGGTGCGAGAGTAGCAAACGAAGGGGACGCAAAGAAAATGGCGCAAGCAATGTCGAAGCATCTTTTGTTCTGCGACAAGACTGGCGGCATTTCGCGCGACGTGCTTTTCGAGATGATCAACTACGCGCACGCGCGCTACGGCATTGCGCACCTCGTCATTGACTCACTCATGCGCGTGGAAGGCCTGGAGGAAGATTACCCCGCGCAAAACAAATTCGTGACCGACCTCGCCGAATACAGCCGCGCAACCGGCGTGCATGTTCACCTAATCGCGCACCCTCGTAAATCTCCCGGCGCAGACGCACCACAGGGACACGACATCAAGGGAAGCGGGCACATCCGCGACAACGCCGATAACGTGCTTGTCGTGTGGCGGAATATCGAAATGGAACGCGCAGTAGAGGAAGGCAAGTCCACCGCTGGAATGATACCGGCAAAAATCATCGTCGAAAAGGATCGCGAAGAAGGCACGTTTCGCGAGTTCTTTCTGGAGTTCAACACCGCGCTGCTTTGCTACGTCAAAAAGAAATAACCCAAACACATCCCACAATGACCGACCAACCCACACCCGAAACAGACGCAATCTTCACGGACAACGTGCCGGAGGACGCGCAAATCGTGGCCTTCTGCGAACGTCTAGAGCGCGAGCGCGACGCAGCCCGCGCCGAACGGGACACCGCCAACGCGCTCTCGCTAAGCCTCTGCGCAGACCGGGACGGCGATGCGAAGGACAGGGACGACGAGATCGCCGTGCTTCGCGCCGACGTTGCGCGCCTGAGCACCGCGCTGGAAGCAATGCTCATCGCGGAAATGGAGTTGCGGCAAATGGATGGATTCAGCGCCGACGAGGCCGAGACCGAGCCGCACTGGATGGCAGCACGCGCAGCCCTCGCCCAACTCTCCAAATGACCCAACTCGACTTTTTCCCGCACATCCCGCGCCGCCTCACGCACGACGAAATCCTCGCCGGATTTGCCGAGCTACTGCGCGCGGTTGAGGCGATGGAGTTCTGGGAGCCTTGGCCGTGAACACCTCCCACAAAAAAAAAATAAATAATTGTTGACGCACGGACGCAGCCCGCTACATTCGACCTCATGAAAGCGAACTACGAATCGAAAAACTTCCAGTCATACATCGCCGCGTTGAAGGCTCACAACGCGAAGGTCGCGGCGGGACTGCGAACGAATCCCGCCGCTCTGTGGAGGAAGTCAAGAGCGGCCTGCCGAGAAATGCAGGCTGGGCCAATCGTGACGCAAGAGGAACTGAATGAGTTTCACGCACTGACCAAAGCGGAGGCCGCGAAGTGAGCACGCACTTGACGCGACCGATGCGCGGCTGCCGTCTTCGCGATTGCGGCGCGCCTGACTGCCACGTGTGCGCCGGAGCTGAGGCTGCGAGGCTTTACCGGGAGCAGCAGGCCTGCGACCATG